CATTTCGAGTGATATAATATGTGAGTAAGTTCAACTAGCAAAGAAAGGACTGTGACGAAACAGACTGACATACAAACAATCAGGAACGACTTTCTTGATTTGGAGTTAACAACACCGGGGCTGGCTATACCACATGCTCTGCAAGCAATGCCAGCCCCACTACTTTGGAGGCAAATATGGATCTATTCTGGATTATATTTATTCTTGCAGTCAGCTGCGGCACAGTTGGCTATGGCTTTTTTATCTATGAATTGTTCGTGGCTATTAAAAATGACATAAATAAATAACTTTACCTTGGTGCAATAATGCACTACTATTGTAGATACAAAGGAGGCAATCATGAATGATTTATCTACAACAAACTTCGCCATTCAAACTGAAAACGAATGGTCATTCCCAATCGACACATGCAATCTGTATGCGTCATCAATACATACAGATGATACACCAGTGCCAGAAAGTATGGCACGTGCGATTGTTCGCACCGACACTAATCAAGTGCTTGGTGTGCATGGTTCTAAATACAAAGCAATCAAGCACGATGATGTAGTCAACTCAGTATTCGAGGCTGTAACTGCATCAGGTATATCGAATGACTATGACCACAAGGTCAGTGTCTTTGACAACGGCGCGAAGATGCGCGGCGTCATTAGATTCAATGATCTGACGTTCGAGCCAGCTGTTGGCGATACTGTTATGTTCCAACTTACATTCTTCAACTCATACGATGGATCATGGGCATTTCAGCAGTCAGCTGAAGGGCTGCGGCTGATCTGCCTAAATGGTATGGTCAGTCAATACTCTGTCGCAAAGACATGGCAAAAACACACAGCCAACATCAATGTGAAAGCAAGCGCCAGCAAACTACAGGCTGCGCTTGATGGGTTCTTCAAAACCAAAGAGCAATACTGGGCATGGCAACGTATCCATGTCAGTGATCAGATGGCAGAGGATTTCTTCAAGCACAAAGTGTGCCGCATCAACAACAACACAAGCACATTCAAATGGAATGAAAAGCGACTTGATGATCTGATGGTCTGCTGGCGTAATGACAGTCAGGCGTTGGGGCACAACAAGTGGGCGTTGTACAATGCCTTGACCTACTGGTCGTCACACACAGAGGACAACAAATCCCCAGCAAACACACAGCGTTTGCGTGAAGGTATTGTTGCCAAAGCTATCAACAAATGGGACTGGGAGATTGCGTAATGACTGCACCTAAATTTACTAAACAACAGTTTGAGTTTGTCGCCGACTTCTTCGGCCCACTCATGCATCATCCAAGTGATATTGCTGAAGCGGCTGAACACCTTGCCAAGACAAATTCAAACTTCAAGAAAGATCTGTTCATGGATCGTGCAACTCAGGCATGGGAGGCTCGTCATCTTGACGAGCAGCATGCTGAAATGCAGGACAATGAATCTATGACCGAGAGCAAACTAACAACCACTTACTTCGAGGATGAAATCAAATGGCTCTATGGGAAATAGATATAACAGGAAGTTGTAGTCGCACTATTGAAATCATCGCAGATGATGAGGAGCAAGCTGAACAGTTTGCTTTTGAAGAATTCAAAAGACTATGGAACGCACAACCAGACAAAAACTTTGACTTGTTTGAATTAGATATATGGGAGAAAAAATTGTGCAAATCAATAGAAAAGTAATGGAGTTGATTGCCGAGTATAATGCACAATATGCAAATGCATGGCCCGGCGATCCCGAAGTAACCTATGATAAAATACTGCAACTTTGTAATCACAATTTACAAATGGTCACAGATCATTTTGAATATGCGGATAACACAGAACCGCTTGGAGGCATTGATGATAAATGATTATCCTAAACTACGAGAGATACAACTGGCAGTCAGCAAGGTAACTGGCGTTGGTATGCACGAACTCATATCGAACCGTAAGCATGCCCGAATCTACAACGCACGTTACATGTACTATCTGATGGCCGCTGAATGTACGCCAAAGAGTTTTGTACAGATAGGTGATGCTATCTACAAAGACCACACCACAGTTATGGCTGGCAAACAAAAAGCCAAGACAAAACTTGGTGATGTCAACTGGCTCACCCAGCTGCGGCAAGTATGCACCGAATTGGGGTTGCCATTGATTGCATAAATGCAGTATACTTACTGCATGATTACATACCTAGACCAACTAATACAAGCGGCAACAGATAAAAAGCTATCTATCCTTGCCGCTTTCCGCAAAGCAAATGTACCTACCAGCACGTACTATAGAACACGTGCTGGTAAAGATTTACGATTATCAACAGCAAGGAAAGTGATGGATGCAATTACATCCAGTGAAAACCGTAAATGATATATGGACTGACGCTGTTAAAGATCTTGTGACATTGCGCAAGGCGCAGAAAATATCACAGGCAGAACTTGCGTTTCGTATGGGATGTGAGCCATCCTTTATCCACAAACTAGAAAGAGAAAAACGATATCCTTCACATCACTTATTGGTAACATGGATTCATGCCCTCGAAGCGAAAATCGAAATCAAAACAAAATAAGACTGGGTTTGCGGCTAAGTGTGACCACTGCAAAACTGTTACTGATTATTATATTATCACAGGCAACGATAATGTCTGGTGTCTGGATTGCATGGAGTATCATGGATGGGAACATCTCAGCGCAATAAAGGAAGCTACCATGAAAGGTGGTGGGTCGACTGGTTCAAAAAGAACGGTGCCAAAGCGAATCGCCAACCTCTCTCAGGACAGCTGGGTGGAGACTTTCAAGGTGACATCAAGATCGAAACTGAATCAGGATTTCTGATTGCTGAATCAAAGTATCAGGCAACAGGCAGAGGATTCGGATTACTCACAACAACACATAAGAATCAGCCATCGGATTTGTATCTACTGAAACAAAAGACCGGGCCGCATTTCATATGCATCGAAGTGAGTAATCCTTTGGCAGAAAAAATAGTCGGCTGGATTACTGGGAGGTAAAATCCAGCCGACAGTTTTTCTTCTTACAACCAAGTCATAGGAGGCATTATGACTGAATCATACGAACTATACAGAAAAGATTCCCCAAGCACAAGTGTTGAAGCTGCTGAAAGCATTGAGCCTAACAAACTAGAATTACTTGTACTAAATGCAATCACAACATTTCGCAATGGATGCATATCAGATCAGGTAATAGAATACATGGCACAGGTTCATGGTATTGATCGCTACTCTACAGTCACAGCTAGATACGCTGCCCTCTATCGCAAAGGATTAATCGATTACACAGGTGAAAAGCGCAAAGGTGATAGCGGTCGAAGCCAACGTGTTATGATAACAGCTGAAAAACAAGGCAGACTTCTTTGACAACACCGGAAGCTAGGCAGCTTTGTTATATCTACAGACAGTTAGTTGATGACAAATGGCAAGGCCGCAAAGTCCAATCCTCATTTAGATGGGACATGCGGCAGGAGACATTGGCACAGCAGCTACTTGATCTTGGCTACACGCTCGAATCATTCAAGCAAGATGCCAATCAACTACTCGACTATCGACTGTCACAAAACAAAGACCCAATCTTTTCCTTGAAGTATTTTGTAACTAGAAAAGAAAAGATGGGTCAGCCCATGGATGTGCAAGGCATAGTCAACAAAACCATTGCATCATTAAGGATGAGAAGATTATGACTACCATCGCTGAACTAAAAGAAGAAATTGATAAAATTAAATTGCAAATCAAAACCATCAAGAAGAATGTCAATAGCAAACAAGTGCTAGAAATTGAAGTCAAAGTAGATTGTTTCCCCACTGACTTAGAAAGACTAAAAATGCTCAACACAATTTTTAGTGCAAAAAACAAACAATAACTATTTGTATTTCTTACAATCGTGTGCAATAATGCAGTTTGACTCTTGTGGACCGATCGCTGGGAAGCGGTGATAACAGCAAGAGTGCGTAGGGAGGTAGAATCATGTTTCATAGGAGACAGATTCTACCTCACCCTAGTTCATAACAGGAGGCAAATATGAACAGACAAGGATTCATTGGTGGATCTGATCTATACAATATAATGCAAGGCAACTGGCACGATCTGTGGCTGGTCAAAACTGGACGCAAAGAGCCAGAAGATCTGAGCCACATCTTTCGTGTACAGTTGGGATCATTCACCGAACAGTTTAACATTGATTGGTTCTGTAAAGATACAGGACACACCATCGAACAGACACAAGTTGAGTTGCAGCGCGTCATCAGTGGCATACCATTCAAAGGTACTGTTGATGCCATTGCTCATGGAGATGATGGCAAGCAAACCATACTTGAGTGCAAACATACAGGCAGTATGAAGTCATTGACTGATATGCTTGATTCTTACATGCCGCAGATACAGTTGTATATGACACTATCTCACATTGACAAAGCATACCTATCAGTAATCTTTGGCAATGACATTGGCTATTGTTCTGTAGACTACAGCGAGAAGTGGTTTAAGCCAGTCATCAAACGCTGTCAGAAGTTTTGGAAGTGTGTAACTACAGATACAGAGCCAAGCTATGACATTGATGCATGGAAGATTGATTGGTCATCTGTTGCTATCAATAATCTGAAAGCACGTGATGCCAGTAGTGACAATCACTTTGTCGCAATGGCACATGAATATATGAACACTGTAGATTCAGCCAAGGCTAACGAATCTGCAAAGAAAGAATTACGCTCACTAATCAGGGATGACGAACGCGAAGTGTTCTGTGATCTGTTGGCAGTGCGGCGTGACAAGCGCGGCGCATGCCGCATCGTTGTAAACAAGGAGGCATAACATGGCAACGAAGAAAGAAACTGAACCACAAACCAAAAATATAAATGAAGCATTGCTTGAGTTTCAAAAGCTGGCAGTATCAGCCAGCAAGGATTCAAAGAATCCACACTTCAAAAGCACCTATGCTTCGCTCGAAGCTGTTATTAGTGCGGCTAATGAAGCTACACAGTTTGGTCTTTGTTTTACACAAGAGATTGACTTTGAGTTCAATGGTGATACTGGCATGACGTTTGTGCGTACTGTACTGATACATGCACCATCTGGTGACAAACGTACATCACGCACACCCATCAGATCCAAAGACCCAACTGACCCACAGAAGATGGGCAGTGGCATTACATATGCCAAGCGTTACGGCTTGCAATCACTACTTGGCTTACCATCAGAAGATGATGATGGCAATGAAGCAAGCAAAACATCAAAAGGCAAAGTACAACACATCAACCCAGACAATGAAGGGACATGGTAATGGACTATGATAATACAAACAGGGGTGCGGCTCACGCACCCTTTGAATCACAAAACCTGTTGCTTACTGGCAAGCTAGACAAAGATGGCGACAACAAACAGATCGCTATCATACAGGATACTGACAAAGAAGGACGTGATGTGCTTGTCATATACGAACGTGTCGGTGTTATGTATGGCAACAAAGATGCTGATGATGCCAAAAAGCAGCCACACTATTCCGGCCCTATTGATAATAATCATCGCATTGCTGGATGGCGTGAGACTGATAAGAATGGTAAAAAGTATTTGTCGTTGAGACGATCAGAAAAATACACGCCACAGGCTGTAGATAATGTTTCACGTGAAACAGTAGATACAAATCTCACACCAGTTATTGATGACATACCATTTTAGGAGAGAGGCATGACAGTACCAACATGGGAACAACTCAAAGAAGATCTACGTATATTAGAAGTAGAAACAAAACTAGATAGGCTTGGACGAAAGATCCAAAAGAAAAATGTAAACTATGGAAAAGGATCAATGATTTATTACAAGCAAGTATCTAGTGCAGATGTCAAGCGCGTAAAAGACCGTCTCTATAGCCGTTAGTTCTATCGTACGTAAGGGTTTGGCCGCGATTATCTTCCCAAGTGTGGCTACAATGTATCCAACCACTGTTGCCACCTGTATAACATTCTAATATCAACTGATCGAAATCTAGATTCTCTTGTATCCATAATGCAAGATCATAGTTATCCACACCAGCAACCTCGAAGTCGGCGGCCTCACCCTTCGCATGCTGGCTGTGGATATTCGATCCAATAGCAATGCATAACTCAGGACTGCGATAGCCTGATGATACAATAAAAGAACCAAACTCATTACGAATTGGCTGCAATATATTCTTAGCCAATATCTTCATGCATTTGATATGCTCATCAGTAGGCTCGTTAGGTATACCTTTACGTTCAGCTGTCTGGCTTTTCAACATCTCAACTAATGAAAAGTTCTGTGACAATTTCATTTCTTAATACCCTTCAACGATCTTAAACCAAAAGACGCAGCTATGCTGGCATAAACGGCATACTGAAACCACTCCGGTGTATCATCAAGAGCCGCGAAGCCTTCCCTGACATAAGGCTGAAGCGGCGGCACAAAACACATGCCGATTATAATTATAAATAAAATCGTCCACGCTTCGTCTTTCCAACTATTGTCACTGGCTTGGGCCATCACCTTTTCCCAACCAGCTTCATGCTTCATCAACTCTGCTTCGGCCTCAGCCTTCGCCTGAGCCACCTTACCCTTTGCCTTGGTGGCTTCTACCTTACTTTCCATCCAAGACCCTGCCAGCGAGGCTATAGGGCCGATTAATGCCTGTATCATCTCGACAACACTCCTCTTGGCATTGGTTTACAACTCCAACCCACAGCTTTGTATCCTCTCATATGCACATGAACACGTTCAGCCAATACAAAAGCATGATTCATACAAGCCTTTTCTGTATCATGCCACTTTTGTGCTTCAAGAAACGTACACTGCTCACGCTGCACAGCTGATGTGCCAATCAAACAAGCAATAATTACAGCTTGATACATCATTCTTTTGGTGTCCTTGCTTCTTTCCCAAGATAAATACCATAGACGCCTGTCATCACACCCATAATTACAGATACAAATGCAGACTGCTGTGTTGTTGGTGCTTCTAAATCCATAAACCATTCAGCACAACGCCATGACATTGCAACAGAAGCAATCATTGTCAGCTTGGCTGTAACATTAAATTGTAAATATCTTTTCCACCAATCAGTCATAGAACGATTTCCTCTATGTTACCTTGCGCCATAGTAACAAACAAAAAAGCAAATAAAGCTATTGTGACTGCAATAATAGCGGTGACGAGTAGCGTTGTTTTAATCGTCTCTTCAATCTCCTTGGCCCTTCTTGCAGCCTCTCTACGCGCCGCTTTCTCCGCTTCCTTTTGTTCCCTAAGTTTCTGATTATGATGGTTGACGATTTCATTCCATGTGTCTGGGCCAAACCGCAAGTTAATCATAGTTTTGATTTCTTGCATTTGCTCCTGTAATTTTTTGGCTTCAAGAACTGCATCCATACTGCTTTGAAACTTAATATCACCAACACTAGCCTGTTTATTACGCTCTTCATTAAGTTTCTTTTGACAGTCAAAGAGCGTTCCGATTTGTTGTGAAATATCAGCAACAGATTGAACATCGTTAATCCTCGCCTTGATAAACGATATAGCCTGTGATGCCGCAGTAACCGCAGCTATTGCTGTTGTTACTGGTTCCATTAAATAGCATCAGGCCAGTTGCGGATTGCCGCTACAGTTTTGACTGTGCCATCTGAGTTTAACTCATCGTCATACAAAGCCATAAACTTGGCGTGAGTATCGACAGCATTTATTGCTGTTTCTATGTTTGCACATGATGTTCTCACTGCTGCTCGATAGGTGCTGACATCTGACGGTATCGCTTTGTCAGTCTCTGCTTTGCGGGTGACGTACCAATCATACGGCGCAAGCAACCCAGCCGCGTCTGTCTTGGCTTGTGCAATAGCCACAGACTTGAGGCCAAGCGTTACCATCTGTTTGCCAGTGATAGGGTCATTAACAGCTTTGCCAAGTTCATCAACGACATTTACATCTGTTAGGCTCTTTGGAATCAATGTACCGTCAGTTTGTCTGCCATGATAAAAGCGATTATCAAATGGCGCTTCGCTGGCTGGTGGATCTTCCCACGTCAACCCAAATGCTTTCTTTTCAGCATCTGTCCAACGCATCCACACGTTAGGATGTTTAATACCGTTATCATCAACCCATGCTTTGCCAGCACGGATAATACGATCTTTATACTTCCAAGGCATTTCTATCTCCTATCGTGCATTAGCAAATTTTAATGGCTGTTCGGCAAAGGCGAGGTAGATAAACGTCTGACCACTCTGATTGTGTGCATTATTCGTACCTCTAATTTTGAAACCATTTGAAAGCAAATCTAATTTATAAGAATTATCTTCTACTGCGGTGAGATCTGGCGAAAGAGTATCATTCTCTTGGTTGTAGCCCTCACGTTTATTATCATAGATGAACCAGCTGTTTGTCGTTGATGACACTTTCAACAGCACAAACGCTGGCCTAAACCCTATGTAGACAAATGGAAGATTTGAGCCTCCACCAATATAGCTGCCGCCGACTTTTGAGTAGCCTTCAACACTGTGAAAACAATACGCTATGTAAGGACTTGTATTTGCATTAACATTGGTTGCGCTACCAACAGTAAAAACATTTGTATCTGGACTAGCTGTAAAGACAACATTACCCAAAGGGACAACAGAACTTTCCTCAAGACGCAAAATATTTGAACTAGTAAATCCTAGAGTGGGTTCTCCAACCATCCAGCTATCTCCACCATCTAACCGTTTGATGATTAAAAGCTCTGGCGCAGAGGTTAAGCCGTGGGGAACTTTTATAGGATTTGCAGTAACACCAGCATATTTTACAATCGAAAATCCTGCTTCTGTACTTGCTGATAAGCGAGTAACCGGAATGTCTGGAGAACCACTAAACGCACCGCTTTTATTTACACCATCAATTTTTACGGAACCGGCAGTTGGTTCTGCTCCGGCTGCATTACTATTATCACTTGTTGGTGCGCCGCCAGCTTTCCAGTTCCAACCTACATATGTTCGACTATTGTAATATAATTCGCCACTATCAATACTACTCTCTACAAATTGATAACCGCTGCTAGTAACGCTGAATGTCGTACCTGATACTCCGTTTGCGCCTTCCGCAGAAGCATCACTAGACACAAGAAACTTATCAGTTACTGACACGTTACCACGCACAACATCAGTTAAAAAGTGACGCTCTGAATTATCTCTATTTTTTATCCAACTCCAATCAGGAGTGAAAGATATGCTTCCATGTGTATGAGTGCCATTACTTGATGCTGCTGTGTATAGAATAGTGTCAAAATAATCATCAGCTTGGCTGGTTTGACCGGGGCCGATTGTTATGTCTTGTAGGTTGGATGTGCAAAGGGCTACAAAACCAGATGGCGGTGCATAATAAAAATCTCCAATACCATTACCATCGGCAGAGGCGGCAGAGCCGCTTGTTTTATTACCAGCAAAAGTATCGTCTTGTCCAAAATTAGCAACTACACCAGCACCAGAGCCATAATTAGTTGTTGCAAAAGTGTACAAAGTAGATGCAACTAAACTTTGAGTACCATTGCTCATTGTAGAATTGTTTTTTCTAAATGTTACCTCACCATCATCTAGGTTTAATGAAACACTAATAATATCTCCGGCAGCAAAAGTTGCGTCTGTGTCAGCGGTTTTACTACCTCCCGTATAAATATCATTAATGTCGTAATAAGCAACATCAGGAGATTCATTACCAAGATACTCTTCGGGGTCTACATTTGTGCCTGTCACCCCAACGCCAACTCTTGTGCTACTAGCATTGCAAGTGTGAACATAAAATTCTGCATACCATTTACCGGAAATACCAGCAGGGAACATTGTTGCAACTTGAATTTCCCAATCGTTACCAGCAGAGGCGTTCTTTAAATTACCTTCGGAGTAAACATTAGCGTTAGGCAACAAAGGATTAAAAGTAGCAAAATTATTAGTCGGGCTATCTGGCACGACATCGCTTGCGACTAAACCGCTTATCGTCCAGTGGTTTCCGCTTCCAGAGTTATCTGCAAATGTATCGTCAGGTTGGTCTGTACCTGAGCCGTAAGGGTCAGTTCTGGATGAGCCTGTTGTGTTTAGGTCAGAGCTTTTATAAGACAAATGAAATCCATTAGTGCCGTATGAACCAGAGTAGGCTTTTGGTATCCAGATGCCGTCTTTCGTCTCGCCAAAGCTGGTTGGGGATAGAGCAGTGCCATCAATGAAGTTGACCTCTGCCATATAGCCGTCAAAAAGTTGACCTGTTCCCTCTGCACCAATGCTATGAGATATAGCTTCATTAAACCCTTTTTGTGAGTTTTGCGTTATTGTATCAAACCGTGTCCAAGTGGTTTCTTGTATGCCATTTACATACAGCTTAAATCTATCGTCATTTGAACCTTGAGTTGTGTCAAGAACGACAACAAAATGATACCAAGCGTTTGGGTCACGAAATACTCTTGTGGTTTGAAACCTATCATCTCCATCCGCACTCATATATGCGCCAAAAGTATCTGCCGCACCGTTACTTGTAGGATTCAAAAACCCAAACAAATTTGATGTGCCAGTAGTTCTACCAGAAAACAATGTGGCTCTAGCACCTAGACCGACATTTCCTCTTTTTACCCACGCACTCCAAGTCCAAGTTCTTTGATTACTCGCAGACGATGGTAGGCGGCTTAAATATGCGCTGTCATCATCATTAAACCGCAAAGACTGATCAATGGTGTGGCTAAAAAAACTAGTGCTTGAACTGTACATCCATTGGCTTGAACCTATTGGCCCTGACATAGCAGCCCCCTAACTAAACGCCAACTGTGACGCACCCAATAAAATAGTATCAGCCGCTGACACAACATAAGGAACTATATCAATCGCACTTGCCGCTGATGACAAAGTGAGTGTATTTACACCACCAACCGTTTTGTATTGCGTGTCAAGTGATACAGCCCTGCCACCTGTGCCATCTTGTATAAATACAATAAAGCCAGTTTGACCAACTAACTCGGTAGTAGGATTTGCAAGTGTAACTGCCCCTGTCAGCGTCAAAACAAAATTTTGGTTTGTGGCAAAATCAAGAGTAACACTGCCAGTGTTTGATGTATCTGTGTCAGTTTTGCCAATAACAGATTTTTCAAACTCAACATTTGTGCCACCTATCTTGAGACGATCATCACCATTTTCATCATATTCAATAAAGCCATCATTGCCTGTACCAAAAAAGAGCTTCTCATCATCAGGTATTGTTTTGTTTGTAAGCTGCTGTGTAGCAACGGTGCTAACAATCTCAGCATCACCGCCCGGTGGCAGTGTAAGAGTATTTGTCACGCTAGCAGAATGTGGTTGAGACTTTACTGTTTGACCGTGGCTGTTTGATTCACAGTTAAATACAATAGTGCCGGGATTAGTGTTGCCTTTTAAAACTGTTTTACCAGTACCATTTGGGTTCAATTCAATATCAGCATTAGATGTGGTCACAATATCTTTACCATTTACATCCAAATCACCACCTAGCTGCGGAGTTGTATCTTCAACAATATTATCTAATGTTCCGCCGCCACCAGTTGCACCAGTAGCACCAGTTGCACCAGCTGGTATGCCTAAAGCTAATGCTAATGCACCACTACTACCTGTAAATGTTGCCGATGCTGTAGGTGTTGCACCAGCTGATAAGCCAGATGCTGATATAGATACACTACTTACTTTTCCCTCTTCTGCTACAAGATTGCCACTACCATCAAAACCAAGTTGTTTACTTGCCCTTGTAGATACATCAGGCAATGTAAGTGATGCTGTAGTATCAAAGTCAGACAAAATCAAAGCACGATTAGAGGCATCATCAATATCAGCCGCTATAGCAATCATGCGATCAAGTTCTGTATTAAGAGTTGCAACATCAAAGGGGCCAGATGTTGGAAAGTCAGTAGTTCGATCAAGATCAATATCACGTGTAATAACTACACTCGATCCACCAGATGCGCCTGTCACAGCATTGCCAGTTGTCATCTGCACAAAACCAGTTGTCCCAGAAGTATGGGCTTGACTATCACCAGAATCATCTGATGTTGTATAGTGAGTAGTTAATGTTTTTTTTGTGCCATCAACATATACATTTAGATCATCATCATCAAAAAACTCAAACGGCACTGTAAAGGTGGATTGTGTAGCACCCTCATTCACAGTGTAATTCACTCTAGGTGAGTTATCGCTTAAACTAATAGTCATAATAATCCCCTACCATGCTCTCTTTTTAATTACAACGCACAACTAGTTTCTTCCAAGTTCACCAACAAAATCCTTCACATCATTACCAAATACAGGCAATCCTATAAATGGCAAAGAATATTTCATTCTCTCTGATGCATCAGATTCACGACCAGAAAAATAATCATCCACTGCTCGAACATATTCTGTAGTCAACCCAGCTGGCGCACCTAAAGGTTCAAGAAAGGCATCAAACAATGCCTCATCTTGATTAGGATTTATGTATTTTGGCGGTATAAATGCATCTTTACTTACAACACCAGCATTACCAGCAATATTCAAAGCAGTGTAAGCAAGATCAGAGTAAATACCAAACACACCAGAATGATCCACTACACGTGCAATAACATCAGGTAATGTGCGCTTTTCAAACCAATAATCAGGTTTCTTATAGGATAAAGACAAATAACTAAGACCAAGCAAAGCAACAATACCTTGCAATCTATGTTGCCTATTCGGATCTCTTATTGCACCAAGTATTTTATTATTAGCGCCAAAAGCAAAATTCATAAATGTAAATGGCGTAGTAAGCAAACCAGATTCAACACGCACCATGTTTACAGCACCAGTGCGTAACTGTTCTTCTACCTTAAATTGTGTTGGAAACTTTTTACGAATTGCTTGAAAAAATGGATTGTCTTTCATGTAAACAATACCATCAATAATCAATGGCTTATCAAAAGTTTGCCCCATAACAATAGTATTATTTGCATGTGATTGTATTGCTGCTTGATATTTGCGAAGGGTTTCTCTTGCTTGCGGTGTAGAAATATCCCAATCATCTGTATTGGAAACTTCAAATGCACCACCACGTTTAGATAATTTTATATCGCTTTTTTCAGTTGGTGCGGTAGATATAAATTTTGCCATATCCTCATCAATGCCATATCTAGCAAGATACTCTCTATCGAACCTAGATATTTTTCCTTCAGACCATTGACGAGATAATTTAATAAATTTATCTTGAACAATTATTTGATCTAATGTTTTCCCAGCAAATGTAATAGGGGCCAAACCATTAAGTGTGTAAAAAACTTGATTACCACGTTGTATAAAACGCTCCATCATATTAGGTTTTACACGCCTTACCGTATCACTCAGCAATTCTCTTGCATAAACATTCTTGGTAATATCGAGCAATTCACCAGCTGCTTGCGCTTCTTTAATAACTTGTGTACGAAATGCTCCATCAGCTGCTGCAATGCCAGCTTCGAACACATCTCTAAATCCATGGGCCATAACAATCGAACCGGGATCTGTTAATGCAGAAATCCCAGCAAGTGGAAGATATGTCCAACCTGTCCAAGATTTAGCAGCCTTTACAGCTGCGTTATCAAAACGATCTGGACTACGCTGCAATGTACCCATCACACGTTCATAGTCACCATAAAAATCTGCTTTCAAGCTAGATATTTCTTCGTTTGATTTACCAGCTTTGCGAAGAGAATCTTCCATGTCCTCAAGCACTTCATCAATATTTCTACCACCAAACTTATTTGCGAATGAAACACGACGGCCCATACGATCAAAATATGTGTACATAACCTCTGGGTCTGTAAGAATGTAATCATAAACTTTTGCTACATCTACATTTGTTTTGCGACTTTTTAAATGCTTTGCACGACCCTCTGTTGTTTTGCTTCTGAGGATATTAGTCATCTCTTCACCATCTTCTTCTAAGATGCGAGAAAGAGTTTTCATTCCATCTGTCCGTAAATCAAAAGTCCCAAATTTTTTACTACCACGTATTTCAGTATCACCTTTTGCTAATCTTTGTGCAGCAAACTCTTCATCAAATATTTTTGCTAAAGCCTGTCTTGCGCCTTGATCTTTGGACAATAAATCTTTGTTATAAAAAATGGGGAATGTGAAGTCCTCACGAAGAACTTTGCCAATCTGACCTTCATAAAAGTCTATACGTGCTTTTAATGTTGCTTGTCGTTTATCTAATGCATCTTGCAAAGCAAATTGTTTTTTAGTGCCAGCTTTGTTTGGCATCTTAGCTATGTCAGATTCTAACTTTGTTAATTTTGCAGTCACAGAATCAAGATCTACCTGATTCTTTGTAATTAATGCACGTATCTTTTCATCATCCTTAACAACACCATAATACCTCATGTCATCAGAAAATGCCTTAAAAGCATCTGATATTAATACACCAACTTCTTTTTGCTGATCTGATATACCATCAGCTGCAAGCCTACGAAGCTGTGGATCACGTGACTTGCTAAATATATAACGTCTTATTGTGTCATTTGCCCAATCATCAAAACCACTTCGAGGATTATATACTTGCATAAATTGTGCTGCTCTTTTTACACCTCGAACCTCTTGCGAATGAAGATCACGCATACGTCTTACAAGGTTTTGAAACTGCCCTTGATAAGTAACAGATTCTTGAGCAACAGATTGTATGCCAATACCACGCCTTGCGCCTTGTGTAGATACAGAACCATTGTAGCTAAGAAGCATGAATAATTCTTTTACATCATCAGGTATATCTGTTCTTTGCATTGCACGTTGTGATGGGCTGCCCAGTGGATTACTAACTACAGGATCATAGTCACCACCTTTAGCTGGGGTGTAACCATCATCCAAAGATAAAGAACCAACATTGTCTGTTGGTGTCATATGGTCAAACTTTTCACCTTTGAACAACTTATTTACTTTAGCAGCACCACTTTGAAAAAATGGTTTTGCATATGGCGCACCTTTCATAACACCACCAAATGCCGCAGAAAACACAGTCGCAGCCGCTACATTGGCATAGGTTTCACCCGGCTCATCAGCTACAGCAAATGGTGCGCGGCGTAACTCAGATGCAATGCCATAACCAGCACCTACACCACCAGCCCTAGTTATGGCTTGTGTAAAGGTTTTTCCCAATCTTACGTAATTAAGGCCAGGAATAAATGCTGTCAGTGCTAAGGGATCTGTTAGCCCACCAACCAGCTGCGCTGTAAAAGGGGCTTCAGCGGCCCTCCTGCGGCGTTCTATGGCGGTTCTAGCACGACCCTCTAAAAATCTAAGATGCTTCTCGTTTTTTGCACGAATTAAATCATCATAATATGGAAGGAGTTCTTCAGATATGTTAGCTGCTACATCATATGTAGTATCGACAGGAATACCGCCAAAGATTTGCTCTTCTTCTACACGTTCAATAAGAGGCATATTGTTATAAGCAACATTGGCTTTCCAGCCCTCATACCAAGAAACAGGTGTTTCTTCTGTAATCTCATTTGGTATGGCAATAAAAAAATCTCTACGACCTAGATCTGTAGTCATCTCATTGTTCCAAATGGTGATGCTTGAAGATACTCACCATTATCCCATTGCTCTTGAAGTTCTCTGGTTCTCTTCTGTGCAGCCGCGGCCTCAACACGCAACTGTGCCGTTTGTTGCTGACGTAACTCATTTATCTTTTGAGCCACATATTGATTGCCAACAGATAAAGGTTTGCCATTAACACGAAGCAATCTCTTATCATCATCCACAAGATAGTATACAGGCATTGCTGTACCCTCTCTTATATCAGGCACAAGAAAGACATCCTTACCAAGTGTAGGGCGTTTGCCATCAGGCATATTAGGAAGAAGCTCTAGCTTTTTAGCTACACCTTCTTCAAAGATCTGCATAGTAGTTGTATCTGGATATGCAGCTTCTGGTGCGTATTGCGATCTGCCAATAGTATCATGCAAAAAGTTGCTTTCCTTAAATACAGAATCAGCAGCTGTTTTAAGAATCTTTTTAACTTGCTTTTTATCCATTGTAAGCAAAAGATCATCTGTAAATGATGCATAAAAAGCTAATTCTTGTGGAGATGCATCATCATTAATACCTGATATAAAGTCACGCACAGCATCTGGTGCAGACTTATCAGATCCCAATGCTGTCTTTATACGTTGATTACGTGCTTCAGCCCCACCCGGTGCAGTAGCGTTTTGTTTATAATTTACAAAAAACTCAGGAAGCGCATCATTTCCTAAAGTATCTCGAACATTAAGAAGCGTCTCATATAAAACAATCGTATCTTCATCTATTCCACGAGGCAAAATATCTGCAAATACAACACCACCCTCACCACCACGCATAAAACGTGTAGCTTGTTCATAGATATTCAATGCACCAACAATCTCTGTAGATGGCATTGATGATACAGTTTCAAGATAATCTGTTGCAACTTCAGGTAATGGACCACTTTGATTAAACATTACAGCCTTAAATGCTCCATAATGTTTCTCATGTGCGCGACGTTGTATCTCATTTGTTGGTGGCTGAAGCGCGGCAGCTGCGGTGTTGCCAAAGTCAGTACCAGATGTAATGCTGTATCCTGACATAATGTTGTCACTATCAGTTTTCGAAACAGATCTGCCACTACTCAAATTACGTAAAGCTATTTCAGCGGCACGCTCATTTTTATGATTGTTATATTCTTCACTAATAGTACCTTGTAGCTTTGTTAAATCACCAGCAAGTTTCTCACCTTGCTCTTTGAATCCCGGTAATTTTAAAGTTGCTTCATTAAAACCAGCACGTGCTAATATCGATCTCATCTTTGGATCAATTTTTTCAAAACCTCCACCCGGACTTAACACAATAGCCATATTATTTAAAACATCAGATAAAAATGATGTTTTACGAGATGGATCTTCATCTGCAAATTGAGAAGCTGCACGATTACTTATATTTGTTATCAACCCTGATGCAAAAAGAAAATTTGCTTCAGCTGTGACGTTGGTTAAATATGTTGTACTTAATTCTGAAAACTCTGCAACAGCATCTCTAGCTCTTCCTATTATATCTTTACGTTTTTGTTCAGCTGGCCCCTGCCCACCTTCTTGTTTCGCAAGTTGTTCAATAACTGATTGCTCAGATTCAATAGCAGCTACTGCGTTTGTCGCAGCTATTTTTCGATTATGGTCAACTTTTTGTGCATAAAGTTTTCCTGCATATTGTTTGCTTGTAACAGCCCCAATGTTTGAAACAAGATCACTAAATTGACCAGACGTATCAATAGTCTTTTGCAAATATTCATTAAAAGTATCCTCAAAACCTGTTGGATCTCTTTCATGGTCCGCAGCAATTTTAAGAGCCTCTGCATCAATCTCAAGAGATACAGCTTCTAAAAATCTTTTACGTGCAATAGGTTCGTAATATTTTTCTGCTGTTGGAGATAAATCTTTTGGCATCTCCGGAAATTCAATTTTTCCAGTCTTATCATTTTTGACACTTATTGCAGCAAGAGAGGCAGCTTCCTGTCCTTTTTTCTTTTCATTATCATAGGCAACCTGAAATGCCGCTTCCCTTAAACGGCGACCAGATGTAGCAAGTTGTTGCCCTATACGAGCAGCATTATCACCCATAGGAACAATCCCTATTGCTCCTATACGTGTTTCAGCTGGTCTTAATACTTTTATTTCCGCCATTATGAAACCTGATATGCTTTGTAGCCAGCGTCAGCTATTGCAGAGAATGATTGTAAAACTGCAAGATCTCTTGCAAGTTCACCTTCCATAATAGCAAACCTAGCACGTTGTTCTTGTCTGCCACGTGCAAACAAACTTTGAATAGAAACCTGTCTTAACTCTTCAGCTGTTTGTTCTCTTGCTTTTTCTTGTATTGCCTTAAATGATCTATCAGCACCGCGTCTGTTATAGCCACGTATTGCAGATGAATCTCTTAAAAATTCAGAATACCTCTGTGATCTTATAGTAGAATCACGCTCTGCTTGCGCTTTAATTGCAAGCGCATTATCTCTTGCTTGTCTTGCAATCTCTTGCTGTTTTATTTGTTCGGCTCTTGCGGCTTGGTCATAACCAACAACTTCTAAGAATGTACCACCACCAATAGCAGCAAATGCTAATGCTTCCATACCACTCATGAGAACGCTACCTCTACTACCATACCATTAAGTTGCATATTAAGCGGTGCTATCTGTGAGATAGTCACTGCCGGATCTCTACTATATCCAAGCACACGAAACTCTTTTTTACCTGTAAATGCTTCGCGTGGTGTTGATGGATCAAATGTAACATTCCGTATAATCATATTTGTATTGTTTACAGATATGCTAAGTGTTTCTTCCAAATCCAAAATTACATTTGTAATCTTTCTTGGCCTTCCTGTTATTGGACCACCGGGTGCATTTGCAAGATCAATAGCATTGGTTTTTAATTCAGGAACAAACTTATAACCTATCTCTGCTTTTACTGACGCCTTTACAGCACTTACATCTACGTTACCGCCTGATACTGTAAATGAACCTAGATACTCTGTATCATCAACAACATCTACAACAGCACCATTTGAAAAATGACTTGATACAGCAAACACACCAGCTGACCCATTAAACTCATCTGCAAAGTCCATATTCAAATCTTTGTCAAATTGCTCAAGAAAAAACTTATTTGTACCTGATCCATCATCCCTAACGGTAACAGCAAACAAACTTTCATCCACAGCACACACTGAATGGTATCTGCCTGTAGTTGCCCAACGCATCCAACCAGCGCGTTTCTCAGATCTGATACTATAAAATGCAGCAATCTCTCCATTATCCATTAGAAAGAAAGCATAAGCACCGGGCCTATCTAAAGAACCCTTTACATTTGTTAGTTGTAAAGGATTAGATATTAAGTGAGATGAAAGTATTGATACCATATTTGTTGTATACGCACCTTCAGCATCATTAAAAATAAACTCCCTTATAGCTGTACCAGTTGCTTGCACAAACAATGTGCCACCATCAAGAGATGCAGGACGCACAAAACTACACCCAAACGGCGTTTGCTCAGATACTTTTGCGATAGATGCTGTAATAGGTTGATCTTGGAAAGCTGGCAAAAAGAACTCGCCTTGGTTACAAAAAACTTGCAAATCACGATTGGATACAAGATGCCTGATAAAGTTAGTTACACCAACTGCAACTTCAATATCAATCGCATCAGCTGTACCGCCATCACCAACATCAAAGTTAAAATATTCATCGCTTACAGATGACCATATACCGCTGGGTTGTGAAGGTGTACCACCAAACCAAAGTCTATTTTCATGGAATGTAACAGCAGCCGGGAAACCTCGAAGATCACTATAAGATTGCTCAAACCATTCAGTTGTCGCAGCAACACTTGAAATAGTTGGCGTTCCACCACCAGTTGCTGTAGAAGTAGCAGAGCCACCAGCTGTATATTCAAAAGTATTTTTATCTATAACAGAACTAACAGTTCTACTGCCATTTATATTACTATTACTTATACCGCCAAGAGAACCAGCGCCAGCAATAGTAATTGTAACACCAGATGCAAGACCATGATTCAAATGTATTACACGAACCTTATCTGATCCTTCAGTTGTGTTAAGAGAATCAAAATCTAATTTTCTTTCAATAGTGCCCTGAACATTGGCAGTTGCACTTGTTCCACTTGCAACAGCTGTAATATCAACTTGTGTATCGTTAATCAAAAGACTTACACCAACATGTCCTGATACAAAGTATGATGCACTAGATGTAAGAGTAATTCCATTACCTGATGTTGCAGATGGTGTAATCGTTACACCGCTTGCATGAAAATTATAATATGGTTGTAGTTTTTTATTGCCATCAGCATCTGTATCAAATGTAAATGTTCTTACCTCAAATGCTGTTAGGCTTGTTCTTACCAACTCACGAATCATAAAATCATTATGAGCAATAAACATAAAGTCACCTGATTGTGCATAGGTAAACTCTTGTAAATTGCTATCTGTAAATGGGAGGGATGCACTTGAAGTATCTTGTGTTATAGTCGATACCAATGAATTAAAAGATCCATCAGCATTTACACGAAATATCTCAATCTTGCCTGAACTAAATGCTGCAACATATTTCTCATCACTTGAGAATATAAAAGGCTCAAGACGAATCTTTTGGTCAACAATAGTAAAATCTGTAACAGCAAGTCTTGTTGAATCTGTAGTGGTTACCTTACGATCACCTGTACCAAAACCATCTCTTGTAACTGTTACAACAGCTGCTCCCGGGTTTGTTGATGTCAATCCAGTGACAGCATTTAGAGCAGTAAATATGTTATCAGCCGTTACATCATTTGATGTATTTGCTCGAACAAAATGTTTGTTACCAACAGCTGCGCTTGGTGAAGCACTACCAGCAGTTTCAAATTCGAGTGTAATTTTTGTTCCATCACTTAAAACAAAGGTAAGCTGTGTACCAACAGCTATATTTGCATAATCAGAAACAGTTATTGTTGCACTTGGTTGTGAATAGCTTTGTGAAAAACTGTGAACTCTTTTAGAGCCAGGACGATTAATTACGCCACCTTCTGCACGAATAAACACATTCTTTACAGATTGACCTGATTGATTGTAGATTGCTGAATCTACCCTCGAAGTCAATGAGGGACTAATTTCACCAAAAACAAAGTTGTTTAGCGGTATACGAACTCTCGCCATTAACTTCGCCTTTCAGTAATAAACCTCGATGTCAGTAGCTTTCGTGTTGTTTGTTGCTGACTGTCTAGTGTTTTAGCCTGTTGCAACAACTGCGCGCCTTTGCCCTCAAGAACACTTGATAGCTGTTCATCTCTTGCTATGCCTAAAGCAAATGCAGCTGCTAAAGAGAATTGCAAAGCAACAGTAAAATATGAAGGAAAGTCTTGCTCTAATGCTCTAAAAGTATAATCAGCAACTAACGTATCACTTGATGCTGAATCGCTAAATACTTTGTCACCATAAACATTATACTCAATAACTAAATCACTTACTGTTACAGCATGTAACATAAGTAAATCAGCTGGCAACTGATGTGCGCGATCATATCGCCCTGTTGGAACAGCAGTAAGAAGATTTAATTCTGCCTGATTAGTAGCAAAACGCCAACGGCTCGAACAAAGAGTTGTTCTAATCATATCCTCATATATTGCATTTGCAACAATCGCCTCAGTGCTTTGAGCAGTAAAAGACGTTATAGGTTCTGCGCCAATTAGAACCAAAGCTCTTGATGCAATATCAATATCTGAGTTAGCTACTGTTGGCATATGATGGTATGGGAGAGGTGTTTCGGATTGACCTCTCCCAAACTCCTTTAGTCGCTATCAGCACTACTGATTGTTGTGCCATCGCCTAAATCTATTGCTGTAGCAGAAACTTCTTTTACTACTGTAATAGATGCATCTTTGTGAGTTGAATTTGAATCAACAAGTACAACAATATCCCCTGCGTTCATCATGCCAAGAGCAGACTGACCATTCATTTCCCCACCTGTAGCATCGGCAGTTGAAAAATAGTTTGCTGCTCTTACAACAGACAAAGCATCATTGGATGCGTAATACCACATGTTGACACCACTTCCACCACCAATGCGTATTAAGTTACTCAAATCGAGAGCCATATCTATTTCTCCCTATTAGTTATTATCAAGGACTTCATAGATACCATTGTCATCAATAACAACAGCACCCATTGACATCATTGATGTTGCAAGGTGAGCAGCTTTTTCTGGCACATAGTTAATCTCTGTTGAAACATCAGAGTTAATGCCAAGTCCAACTGCGGTTGAATGGTATGCCATATTCTTACCAGCTGTAATAGCAGCAGTAGAAAAGATCTTAAATCCTAAGAACTCTTTCATTGTAATGCCACCAGCAAAAGGAAGATTTTGTTCACCAACAAAGTCACTTGAAGCAAACTCTGTAATGTTAAACAAATCTGCATATCCTTTTGGATGCATAGCAAGATAGCGTTGACCATCTTCCGGAATGTTTGCAGTACCAAAGGTTTCAAACAATGAAAGAAGATCAGCTTTTGCAAGCGCAGAACCTGTATCGTGAATCTGAGTTGCGTTTGCACCAGCATCCATTGCTGTGTACAAAATATCATCAGTCTTACGACCCAGAGCAGCAGCAGCAGATTGTGCTACGGCTTGACGCTCATCAATATTGGTTTTTAACTCATCCAACTTGTCGATAAACTCTGGTGCAAAAAAGTCTTGCATCGTTGCCTCGACATTTGTGTGGGCAAGTTCCATTGGGGTTACGTTACCGTTACGAGACTTAGTGTTTGCAGATCCAGCACCAATCTTCTGGAAGCGAACAACATTACCACGAACATTACCAGCGGTGCGAACAGTATTGCGAAGTTTAGAACCCATACGCTGATAAGCCATGTGAACTTCAGTCTCGAACTGCTTGATAAAGGCTTGATCTATTGTATTAGCCATTTCTCAGTTCCTTATTAAAGTTTCACTACACCAACGGTTGTCCGTTTTTGTCCTCGTCCAGTTATCTCAATACAGAGGCTGTCAGATAAAACAGGCCGTAATATTAATTCCATGCCACATCTAAGCGACTATTGCAACGCATAAAACGCACACATTGGAATCCATTTACTATTGTAGGCTTTTTTGCAAATGTAAATCCAAGCCATGTAAGCCATTTAATTGTTCTGTCATGGTCTATTGGAACTACATTTTCTAAAATATCATAATCAAGAAGTAAGGCATCCATAATAAATTGCGTTGCTTTACAAAAAGTTACAGGCTTTTCTTCACATAAATGACTACCAAGAAGCCAAACGCAGCCGCAAAGGAGATCCTCTCTGCTTGTCATATCAGATGTGCCAAACATGGCACATGGTTCACCATCTATAATTATAGCCCATGTTTTGCCATGCTTATCACGTAACGGCTCATGTAGTGCTTTCCATACAGAAACACCAGCTATAAGACATTCTCTAGCATCAGATGGCCTTAAACGATGTTGCAGATAGGCAGCATGTTCTATTGTTGCATCGACTATCTGCACACCTTTTATTGGGCAATCACTTATAAAGTTGTGCGAAACCTTCAGACACTTCTCTGACAAAGCCTTGATCTCTCTTTACAGGATTCCAATAACGAGGATCTTGCATCTTTGTACGAAGCTCATCCTCGCTTTGTTGTGGTGATGGTATAGATGTTGGAGATACAGAAGAGTCTTTTACATTCTGCATAAGAAACTCCATCATCTCTATGCCTTTAGCTGACTGTCCAATCCCCAAAATAACATCTTCATATTCTGCTGGAAAAAACTTTTGGCTCCAAAGACTTACAGCTTCAATCCTAGCTTCAGAATTATCACCAAGAGCTTGCTGTTCAGCATCAATATCAGGCTGCATCATTTCTAATGCTTCATTAAATTGCTTGATGCCATCCTCAAACTCTTCCTGACTATAGCCGTTTTCATAGGCATGTCCTGCCCACCATTGAAACAAAGCATTATCAGTTGCAAGTTCTTCATCAACAGTTTCTGGAATAGCATAATCACCAGCTGTAGCTGGCCTATTTGAATACGCCTCCTTCTCCATTTCTGATATTAATTCAGTACGAAGATCTTCTTCACGCTTACCTTTCCAAGATTCAAGTTCCCCATAAGATTTTGCCATAGCTTCTGGTGATTCAAACTTCTCAGGCAACCATTCGGGTCGTGAGGATACAGGTGCTTCTGTAGCTACTGCTACCTCCACATTGTCTGCTTCATCCATTTTTATCTACCTTTTCTGCATGTTTCATTCGTCTTTCAATAAGACCTACGATGTACCGCTGCCCTTCTAAATGACGCAATTCAGCATCACTGGCAGCTGGCCCTGTTACTGCTTCTATTGTTATAGAACGCAGATACTTAATTACCTCTTGTCCAGTTGGCGTTCTAAAACAAGTACGGACATTAAGAGATATATTATTATCATCAGATATTTTGCGAGGAAAGTTATCTATACCAATTCTATTATTGTTGGACATTCTCACTAGCCATCATCTGTTGTTGTTGCTGTTGCTGCGCCATCTGTTGCGCGGCTTGAATAAGCTGTTCCCTATCCACCTTGTCTCTTACAAGTGTATCAGGAACACCAAACTTCTTAGCTAAATGAACAGCTACATCTTCAGAGCTTACTAGAAGATTCAATATTTCAGGACCAAACGTGCCACCAACAAGCTGCAAGTATCTTGAGATTGAAGATATATCCTGATTGGCTTGCGCTTGTGCTAATGGAGATGTAGATCGAACCTTGATCTCTCTGCCATTAATGGTGGGTAACTCAATACGTCCCTGCTTTTTAAGAATATATACAACACGTTGAAGTATTGGTTGCACCATCTCTGCTTGCAAACGACCAAAAGCAGATCCAATACGTCTGGACAAATCTGCCATGCGTTCTGCAACTTCTGTAGCTGATGCTGGTGTTCTGTTAGGATCACCAAGCATATCATTATACAAAGCACGTTTAATGTTATTACGCATATCACCAAGAACAAGATTGGCTACATCGAAGTTGCCAGCATTGCGTATCGGCTGCAAACCTTGAGAACCCATAGCTTTTGGAATGATTGTGCCGGGAACAAGATTGATTGTATCTGTATTGATAATGCCATCATCGTCCATCTGATAGATGCCAGAGATAGCCATCTGTGCATTTTCAAGAACCAACTCGATTGTAAGGTTAGTTGTTTTGATTGCACTGAGTGCATTTATCAAAGGGCCACGTCCATATATTTCACCACTAGCCTTAGACCAGCGAAAACATACAAATGGGTTTGAGCCTGTACCAGAGAACTGATCTTGGAATATAAGCTCTTTGTCAGGTATATTAATAACAAAAAAATCAAATAGATCTTGATTTGGTTTAGAATAATTTCGACAAACTATCTCTACAACATCAACTTTAGCATCTGGATTAGATGCTATAGATTTCGCTGTTTTTTCTCCAAACTCCGCTTTTTGATACGCGATAGGTATCTCTTCATATTTGAGCGAACGCTGTCTATATACATGGTCAATTTTATCATCTGGACCTGTATCAAGGTAAACACTCGGTAACGGAATAGCATTAAAACGAACTGGATTAACTGCGTCACCTTCTTCAACAAGAAGGATTCCTGTGCCAACAGCCAAGTCCATAAACGATTCGTGGACTTCTTGCCCGAAGTTTGAGTTTTGGATGATTTCAAAGACATAATCTGTCACCTGATCTAAACTGTTATTAATGTCATCTTGATTTTGGTCCGGCACTTCACTGCCAGCTAGAAGGTCTGCCCATCGTGCAAAGTTAGGAACAAGGCCAGATTGCAAACGTGATGCAAACTCCTGCACACCAACAACGGCAGTTTCATCAAAGATCTTATCATCTCTGCGCTGCCCCGGAGATTCATAGTAGAAACTTTGACGCATTGGCATTGCATATTCATAACATTCTTCAAACAAAGATTCAAAAAGCACTCTGTTAGTTTTTGCTTTCTGAAACTTTTCTAACATTCTGAGTGCTGATTTTTCCATCATGTTGTCTCATCAAAGTAGCCAATACCACCACCTTGCCCTGTTATAAGTGAGCGTTTGCCAGCACCACCTCGCCTTTGTCTGCGAACTTGATCTTGCAATCTTTTTTGACGTTCTTGCTTTTGCTTTTCTTCTTGCTCTGCAATCATTTCTTTTTTCAAACGGCGAGCTTCTTTAGCCTCTTCTGATTCAGGTGGTGCTTTAGGTTTTTCAATACCAAGCAATCCACGACCAATCTTTACAATAGGTTTCAACACAGATGACGTACACATATCTTACTCCTTACATTCTTGCCCAAAGGCTTTGACGCTTTTGTTTTGGCTTTCTGGTAAATACGTCAAATTCCATCTTTGCCTGAAAAGGTTTAGAAATATTTGGTATGTTTGACAAGATATTTCTACCTTCACCAGCACCCATCATAAGATACTGCAATGCATCATGTATATGTGAGAAGTGATTTTTCTCTGGCTTATCATCAAACCTTTCACCAGACACTTGCATACGTTTGTACTGATAACCACCTTCAAAACCCTTGATAAGTGTACGGCATCGAGGGTCAAGCAAAAAACCTGATTGTCCTTCAACCATTCTATTGAGTGTTGCATTTACAGCTTCGAGGCGTAATGACACATCATTTGATTGTGCTGGCCTTGCCTTCAAACCGCAGCCTCGAAGAATCTGGAAAGGTGTAGATTCATCAGTTTGTGCGCGGAAGTCACCAGCTGGATCTCCAATTATATTTACTTCACAGTCAGAATAGCGTGATGCTATTTCAATACGAAGCACCTCACTAAACTTTACTATACCCATATCGAACGCAACAACTTCTTGCAGTATAAGCCATCGACCTCGAACCTTTTGTCCAAACACAGCAGCTGGTGTAAGTCCAAAGTCAACACCAATATAAACAGGCACACCAGAAGCAACTGGTATTTCTTCTTTTGCTATATGCACATCAGGCGCAAACATTTGATATACAGGCTTGCCATCCTGTATTGCACCTAAACGATTCATTACATATACATCTATCCAGCTTTTAGTTTTCCCCTGCACAATATTTGTATAGTAATCAGATCTCATGTTTGTTTTGTTCTCTGCATTATCATTTGAATGATATGCAGTAACATTACCATCCTGATCTTTGTCCTCATACATTGCTGGTGGTTGTGTAAAGAAAAGCCAGTTGTCTGGCTTTACCAACATTTTAGCTTCTTCTTTTGGAATATGATCTGGCACAGGCACTTCACCTGACATAATAGGCCACCAATGATCTTCCTCTGGCGCGTTAGTGTCTGCAATCACACCTGTCCATGTGCATCCACCATCTTTCATAGAAGGATAACGACCAACACGCATAGTACAGGCATCAATGATAGACTTCGGTATCTCCCTAGC